TTTAAAATCCTGGATCATATGTATTATCTCCACCCATATCAACTTGTTTAATTGTAACAACATTATTCTGAATTGATAATTTATTAATACCACAAGGGTCTTCAGGATTCTCAAACTCTCCAAAGAATTTTTCTATTTCTGACTCAGTGTCGACAAATTTATATTCACTTGCTGCTTCTAGTTTTTGCATTTCTTCAATATCCAATACAACTTGAAACGCACCTGTTCCAAAGAACCCTTCTTGACCACACATTACATTTGCCGATATGCCTCGCAACGTATCAAGTTCACCGTGTCGCGCTGCTTTCAAAAACATTTCAGGTGTTTCCTCAAATGACGCCTTTGCAATAGGACCAATGTTATCATTATTAATTCCGTGTCTAAATATCGAAATCATCTTATATGTAAATGTCATTCTATCTACCAAAACACTGAAATTATGGTAATTAATATATGTTCCATCAAATTCAATAACATCTACCAATTCATTATAAATTGCTTGTCGCGCTGCTTCAATCCCCAAAACATTGTAAATTTCTACAATATCATTACTAAATGTTCTGTTTTTATCAATATAATCGAGACCTAAAACGTCTAACAAGTTGGTGCCAATTGTATCTAAAACCCATATATCTTGCTTTTTATAGACACCATTGCTTTCTACCATGTTGTCTTTTATCTTACGAAGAATAACCTTATTTATACCCTTGATACCTCTTAGAACAACGTTTTGTAACAATTGTTCTTGGAAATTCTTTAAAATATAAATTTGATCCGATTGATCAAGTGGATTCACTTTGGTTTTCTTTTGCCCGCCTCTATTTGAACTATTTTTAATCACTTCATTCATTCGAATTCTAAAGACCAGTTTGTCCGCATTGTAATCAGAATAGACGCAACTTATTTGATTTTCGTAACAATTATTCAATGTGAAATTGACATCATCCATTGTAATATTTTTCTCAAGCATAACCTCTGGATCCATTATCATTCTGATAACCCATTTGGATTTTTCATTTTCATCATTTGATAAAGATACTTCATTACATTCGTCTACCATTTTTTCAAACTCTTTATATTGTTCAATCGTATCTTTGTCGTCATTTATTAACGTATTCAGATCATCTGGATCAAAGCAAACCTCAACAGATTTCACTATTTCTTCTAATTGTGTGTGCTCCAACATATACATAATTGAACGCGCCTTATCTTTCTGCGTCTCATCATCTTTTTTCAAATAAATACTCAATGATGGATTCTTAATTTCACTCGAAAGCGACAATATTTCTTCGATTCTTGGCACACCACGAGTGACGTTTGATTTGGAAGCAACTCCGGCAAAATGAAACGTATTCAATGTCATCTGGGTTGAGACCTCTCCAATACTTTGACCCGCAATCATTCCCACCATTTCACCCGGTGCGACAATTGCTCTCTTATAGTCAATCGTAATTGTGTCAAGCAATAAAGTCAATGCGGCTTTGTTAAATCGCTTCACAATTAGCAACTCCTTTGGAGACAAATAGAAGAAGAATAGTGTCTTGAATAGAGTTGTTGGTGGCGCATAATGATTTTTATTTAAATTATCAAAACAAGTTTCTATCATTTGGAACGCCTCTAGTGGAGTAATGTCAACTAATGATGACACGGTTAAATTAGTTTGACCTTGAATATTGCCAATAATATATGAAAACGCTACAGGCAAATTAACAACACTATCGCCCTTATTTTTAAATACATTCTTAATAATTTCATCACGCATTTTAATCATCATCTCAATATAACTATTTGTTTTCTTCATATTTTCTTCGTGTTGTTTCTTATATCTCACCATTGTATTTTTTAAGAATATATTACTAAGTGTCTTTACCTTTCCTGATTCCTCCGGTACTAAATAATGGGCGTAAATATCTTGGACGCTCATTGAAACTAGGTTAATTTGTTGATTCTCCACTTTAACCGTGTCAATATTATCGTCTCCATATGCGAATTGTACGATTTTATTCTTGTTTGTTCGAACAGTCATATCATACGACACCATCAAATCCTCGAGACCTTTAATTAATCTTCTTTGGATATAACCAGTTGTCGATGTCTTGACCGCAGTATCAATTAAACCAACACGACCACCCATCGCGTGGAAGAATAATTCTTGAGGTGTCAAACCATTAATGTAAGAACTTTCTACAAAACCACGGGCGTTTGGCGAGTCGTCGTATTTTGTAAAATGTGGCAATGTTCTGTGTTCAAACCCGTAAGGAATGCGCTTTCCATCCACATTTTGTTGACCCAAACAAGAAATCATAAACGAAATATTCAAGTCTGAACCTTTAGAACCAGCGTTAACCATTGTTACAAATCTATTATTCTTGTTTAAACTCTTTAAACCTATCTTACCTGCTTCTGAAGTTGCTTGATTCAAAATATTATTCACTTGTGTCTCAAACTCTTCTTCGTTTGTTTTTCCTGTATTGTTTTCAAATATACCAATTTGAGTTTGGTCTATTAAATTTTTAACATCATTCTTCTTTTGAGTAATGACTTTGACAATTTCTTCGTTTGTTTTTTGATCCGAAATCAAATCACTCACGCCAACACTAAATGCACTCGATTTCATATACTCTGTTACAACATTTTGTAAATCATCAATGAATTTAGCAGACAACATATTGCCAAAATCGTTACACGTTCTATGAAGAAGACCTTTTGTTCCGGCACCTAATACACCCTTGTCCATCTGTCCTCTAATGTATGTACCGTTTCTAATTTCTAACACAGCATTTGACGTTTTAGCGTCATCTTTGTCCTCCTTGAACGCCTTTGTCTTGTACTTCATTGACAAGGGTGGCATTATTTGTGTTAATATGTCAAAATTTGTAATACCTTTGTCGCTCTCCGCGTTCTTTAATAACTCGTGTTCGTTTACTCCATTAAACATCATCAATATATTCATTGCGTCCCTTGGACTAAAATTTATATCCGGTCTTGTGAATTGATAGCAACCAAGCATTGAATCTTGATAAATACCAATAATTGAACTATTATTTGCCGGACTTATTATCTGATACGGCACAGCTGCCAAATTTTTTAACTCCGCCTCGGACTCCGGGTCCTGTGGCATATGTAAATTCATTTCCATGAATATCCTTACCATTTCTAGTAAGGTCGGAATACACCTTAAGCTTCATCAGGTTGGTTAAACCATCATTTGAAACCCATAACCATCTACTCTCTGAACCTTTCCCATGCTCTTACCATAACGAGTTTAGGGACTTGGCTGCTGATTATCCAATCCATTCACTTTTTTACCATTGTGTTCGTCAATTAAACGAGTTCCTCTGAAATCTTTCGAAATCAGAGTGGTAGTGAAGGCTCTAAGGAACTTCCAGTCAATTTGGTCATGTTGCTAACTGATTTTTTAAATTTTTTATAAATTCTATTGCACATTTTTTACTTTCTTCTAATGTAATATGAACACCTCCAAAATCTGCTTTATTTCTATCTATATATACATACCATCCATATTGTTCATTGTGTTTTTTTAAAGGTTTAATATATTTATCAATGTCGTCATCTATATGTTTTACATCTTTAAATCTATCAAACTTTTTATCTTTAAAATAATTAATAACACCATTTGACACACGTTTTTTGCTTTCATCACTATGAGTAAACACATTACCTCCATTTTTTAGATTATAACCATTAGGAAATAAACTATTAAATTCTTTAATATAATGAGTTTCTCTTTCATCAGCATTTTTAATTTCACAACATTCTATTAATTCAACAACAAAATCAGCAACACCATATTTTCTTATGGCATTATTTAAATAATGTGATTGATTTTTTTTTGTTGAAAATGCTTCTGATATATGACATCTAAAGCGTCCTTCATGTCCATATGGTCTATATCTTTTATGATTTAATATATGTGAAACTGCTTGTCCTACATATATCTTATCAGTAGTAAGATTTGTTATTTTATATATTTCACAATATCTTTCGGTTGGATTGTCTAAAATTTTGTTTGATAGTTCTAAATGTTTTGATAGTTCCATTTTATATTATATGTATA